CGCCCGATCCGCCGTCATTGTTCCACCTCCGCCGCCGGAAGGGAAAGCCACCATTCCGGATTGTTCCGGAACTTCTCATTCGCGCAAGCGTCGCAATTCTCCGCCGTGCAGGAAGAGCAATAACGCTTCTGAAAAGCCGCGTCCCACGGCGCTTCAATGCAAGGAAGGGAACGAAGGAAACCCGCCAGCGTGGGCTTGTCCTTCGTGATAGCGTCAAATACCGAAGCGAACTGCCGAACGTTCAAAACTTCGTCGCCGATAATGCACCCGTTCGCGATCCGCTCTTTGATGAACTCAACGCACGGCATTTCCTCCGAAACTCGAAGATCATTGAACCGCGCTTCCGCTTCTGCGAAGCTGTCGAAGGTAACGGCGTTTGCGACGGACGCTTCGCCGTCGTATTCCCATAAACGGATTTTGTATCGTGTTGTACTCATTCCGAATAGCTCCTTTCCCGCGTTACTCTTCAATGCCGATGTAAAGCACGTTTTCATCGGCGCGAAGCTCCGTGATCTTGCAATATGCGTATTTGTTCATTTCGTCGTGCGCGAAGTGCTTATACAAGCCCCTGTAAATGTCCCGCTTCTGATAGCCGCATTCCCGAACGTAGATATACACGTTCGTAAATCCGCTAATTACGTAGCCGATCGTTTGAAGCGCCACGTTGTTTGCGATCCTCTTCATTTTCATATTGAATAGCTCCTTTCGTATTTCAGCAATTCGCGCCGCGTCGGTTTCCTCTGCGTCGGAAATTCTCTTGCACCGTCGCTTGTGCAAGATCGGCGCTGTACTTCGGGCGGGCGTAGCCGTCAAACTCTCCCGTATAGCCGCGCTTCAACTCTTCGTAGATAGCGGCGGCGCTCCTTTTCAGACGGGCGGCAATGTCAACAACGCGTTCACCCTCTGCATACATTCTTTCGATCTCGCGGCGCTGTTCCAGCGTCAAATAACTGTATCCGTTCAATGTTTTAACCTCCTTCCGCCTGCCTTCGGATAAAAAAATAATGCAGGAAAAACCGTAACGGTTTCTTCTGCATTTAATGATACTCTCAACATTCGCAAAAGTCAAGAGTAAAAGCAGAAAAAACTAAAATATTTTTTCAGAAGGCTTCAAGCGGCTTCGGCGACGTATCTTTCAAAGAGCGATCCGGACGTTTCAAAGCCTAAAATCTCGCGCGGGTAATTGTTGATCCACGTTTCGACGCGCTGAATATATGCGGCGGTTACTTTCCGGAAGTCTGTTCCTTTCGGCAAGAACCGCCGTATCATTTTGTTTATGTTCTCGTTCGTGCCGCGTTCGTATGCGCTGTACGGGTGGCAATAGTAAACCTTCGTGCGCTTCCGGTCTTTTCCGTAGATGGATTTTTCAATTCCGGCGCAATCCATAAATTCCGATCCGTTGTCAAACGTAATGCTTTTGAATATCTGTGAAAACTTCTTCCCGAAGCGGCGTTCTAATTTGTTCAGCGCCGCCACGACGCTGGCGGCGGTCTGATCCGGCATTTTGATAATAATTTCGTTCCGCGTCAAGCGCTCCGAAAGAACGAACAAGGTTTCCTTTGTCCGCTTCTTCCCGCATACGCAATCGCCTTCCCAATGTCCGAAGGTCTGCCGATCGTTGATTTCCTGCGGGCGTTCTTCTATGCTTTCGCCTTGCGGCGCGCGGGCGGCTTTCTTCCGCTCCACCTTGTCATACTTCCGCTTTCGCTCTCCGCGTTCCGGCAAGCTCTCGCGGCTGACCCCGTAGAATATGCCTTTGTCGATGTAATTATAGATCGTCTTTTCGCTGATCTCCGTTTTGAAGGTCAGCCCCAGCCGTCTGATTTCTCCGACGACGGCGGCGGGGGAATAGCCTTCTTCGCCGATCTTCTTTTCGATGAAGGCGGATAATTCGTAATCGTTGCCGATCTTCAATTCGCCGCCTTTGGCTTTTAGGTTCTCTTCATAGCGCTGTTGCGCGATCTCCGGCGAATAGCGTTCTTCGGTCGTCAAGTCGGAATTCAAATGCGTATAGCGTCCGCGCTTCAACTCCCTGTATATCGTTGTATTGTGGACGTGCAGACGGTCAGCAATCGCGCAAGGCTTCAAGCCCTCTTTCAAGCCTTTTTCGATTTTTAGGCGGTCTGTCCATGTTAAGTGTTTGTGCATTCTTCCTTCCTCCAGCTTCCGAATATGACAAAAGGGCGGCATTTCTGCCGCCCCTGCCGATAGTTACTTATCCCGCGCCGCTTCGCAATACGCCGCAATAAACTTCTTGATTTCCGTTGTCGGCGTTGTCCCGTTGTCCGCGCAAGCCTTTTTGAATTCCTCCAGCACTTCCGGACGAAGATCAAGCGGGAAGCGGGCGTAATGCGTCCGAATGTGTTTCTTTTGCGCTGAATAGTCCTTTTCGTTCATTTTGTTACTTCCTCCGCTTCAAGGATAAGACGATAGCAACGATCGACAAAGCAATGCTAATCGCCACAAGAATATAAATCGCTGTATCCATGCTCCATTGACGTTAAGCGTTTTTTGTGTTATACTTATCAAGGCAAGGGGGATTTCTCCCCCTGCCCGTTACCTTGTCAGCTTTTCTATCAGAAGAAGAATTGCAATTACAAGGTTTACGATCGCGGTAATAAGATTGATTGTGCTTGCTGGCTGGTCTTTCTTATTGCCGCTTTTCTTTTGCTTTTTCTTGCTCAACGTCTTAACCTCCTTTCTGTCTATTATTATACTATATACGTGCGTATATGTCAATAGCTTTTGCGAAAAAAGCAGAAAAAAATAAGCGGCGACGGGATCACCCCGCCGCCGTCATTCGTCTATGCCTAAAAGCCATTGCACCGAAACGCCCAGCACTTCCGCAAATATCTTCAATTCAAAGTCGGATACGAAGCGCGTACCGATTTCAATTCGGCTTATGCTGTCCCGCTCCATGTTGATCCCTTTCAACTGTATTTGTGCGGCTAAATCCTCTTGCCGTAGCCGCCGGACGACGCGCGCTTCGCGCAATCGGTCGCCGCAAATGTTCTTTTTGCCGTTGTAATCGTATATCTTCATTTCCGCCGCGATCCCTCTTCATTCTGATTATTTGCAAACGGTGTGTAAATATTCCGCTTTATTCTTGATTTTAGCGCATGACGGGCGTATAATTGTGTTAAAGGTCAGAATGGGCGAATTCTGCCTTGAAAATTTACATTTAAGAAGGGGGATTTGCTCTAATGTTCGTCAGCTTTACAAAGACATTGAAGAAGATGTCCGGTTTCCGGCTGGGCTTCGGTGTGCGTGTGAATAAGCGAAACGCGCCGTTGTGGTGCTTCGCTATGCTCTTCGCCGGAATGTTCTATTTGATGTGGTATATGATTATCGGCGCGGGCTGGTGTCTGTACTTCTTCTTGTGGGCGTTTTACAAGATTTATTACTATCTATTCAAGGGAATTGCGGTCGGCTGTAAGAAGCTGTATCAACTCATTAAAGGGAAAACCGCCGCGCCGTCGGAAGCGTCGGTCGAACCGCCGAAGGAATGAACCAAACAAAAAAATCCCCCGTGCAAGGCTCGAAAGCCCGCACGGGGGATTGTTCTTTATGCGGCGGAAGGCTGAAAGGGGAAGCGCGATCCGCCGCGCGGTCAATTACTCTTTGTTGCTGTCGGTATCCGCCGGAATGCCGGAAATAGTGAAGTAGTCCGGAAGATTAAAGACGGCGGCTTCGATCAGTTTATCCAGCGTTTCCGCGTCGATCTTGAAGCCCTTGCTATTCAGAAATTCAACAACGTATGCTTTCTTCTCTGCGCCCCTGCCGCTTCCGGTGTAAAGCTGTTCGGCGGCTTCGACGGCAACCGTTACCCACATTTTGATTTTCTCAAACTGTGCGGCGGTCGTCTTGCTTCTGATCCACGGGATCACGAAGGCGGTAATAATAGCCGCGATAAGAGCGATCACGGCGTTTGCAATGCTGGTAAGATCAATAGTCATTGTTTGTATCCTCGCTTTCTGTTATGTCGATTTTTTCTTTTTTCTTGATCCTGCCGACGATTACTTCGGCAAGACGCTTCATCATCATTACGCCGCATTCAATCACGACGGCGCGGAAATACCATTCGATCAGAACGGTTTGTTCCTGCCGCGTGATAAGGAATGAAACGTACTGCGCGACGATGAAAGCCGCCGTTGTAATTGCGATCACAATAACGGCTTTCGTTGCGAAGCGTTCGTCAGCCTTGAAGAAGCGGCGCTTCGCCACCCGCTTCCCGCTCGAAGATTTGATTTTCATTGCGTCCCCCTTTCACATAGCGCAATTAACGCACGGCGCGCGTTGTGTAACGCATACCGTGCGTTGTGCGTGTGTTAAACAAGCGTTAGATCATCGACGTTCACCGCCGCGACAACCGTTCCGCCGTAGGTAATCACGGCGCGCTTTCCGGAAAGCTCTTTGACGATGTGATCGCGGGAATAGACGAAGGAAGCAAGGCTTCCGCCGGAATAGGTTTTCGCGCCCGCTTTCACGCGCACTTTGCTTCCCGTTGTGATCTTCCGCTCCGATGTCCCGCCGGACGTGCCGGAATAGGTAATGAAAGCGTCGTCGTGTCCCGCCTTCTTCAACTTCTCCAGCATAGCTTCCGCGTTCTTCTTGACGCCGAACGCGCCCACTTGAACCTTGTAATAATTGCCGATCTGCACGATGTACGTATCGAAGCCTTCCTTTTTCAGCTTCGCCGCGAACGCTGTTGCGTTGTCCTTCTTCTCAAACGCTCCAAGCTGGACGCGGTAAAGGTTCTTCGCGTCGCCCTGCGGCTTCTGCTCCGGCTTCTGTTCCACCGCCGGAACGCCCAGCCGCCTGTTTACCTCCGCCGCGATCTCGCCGTGCCGGTTATACAGATAATCGCCGGGGCAAGACTTGTTCGCGTAATCCCTGTGAACGGTCATATTGCACCCGTTCTTGTGGTTTACGCGGTCGTCCTTGCTTGTACTCCATACCAGCTTTTTGATCCCGTTCCGGCGGCAAATATCTTCGACAAGATCAAGAAGCGCCGCGTATGCTTTATCATTCACGGCGTATGGGTGCTTTGTGTCGCTTGCAACCTCGATCGTGATTGCGCGGTTATCGTTCGCCGCCGAAGAACTGCACCACGAACGATCGGCTTCATCGACGTAAAGCCCGATCCGCCCGTCGTAGCCGATCCCGTAGTTTGAACTCGCCTGTCGCGAAGTCGGCTTGAAGATTTCGCCGATCCTCTCGGCGGAACATTGCCCGACGACGCAATGAATTGTGATCGTGTCGATCTTGTGATTTCGTGGGCTGTTCTTGTTCGGTGAAATCAGCGTACACGAAATAAGTTTGCTATTGCTCATTGCTGAACCCTCCTTTGCAATGAAGAAGCGGCGGGGAAGCCCCCGCCGCCGCTGGCGTTACTCTGCTTGATCCATTCGTTTTTCGATGTGGTCAAGCCGCTTGTGTGCCTGTTTCGCCGACGCTTCAACGTCGGTCAAGCGCGTTACGAACTCCGTATTCGTCTTTCGCTGTTCCTTCTGCTCCGCCTTGATTTCGTCCGTGTTCGCCTTGATGTATCCGATCTCGGTTAAAACGGTCGCGTCGTGCTTCACATTGCTTTCCTTGTCCTTGTCCCTGTTACGAACAAAAGCGATATAGCCGAACACGATAGCGCATACGGTAGAAAAGACGGAAAGAACCGTTGTGAAAGTGTCCATCGTTGATCCTCCTTCCCGTTAGGTTACTTTTTCCCATTGCCACAAGCCCGCCGTGTCCGGCGGATAAACGCAATTCGGCATATCTGCTTTTGCAAGGTATACCGCGCCTTTGTAGCTGTAATACAAGCCGGAAACGACATTAACGACGATCCCCGCCGTTTCCGGATACGGGATCGGATCGTCAAGCGTTCCGGTCGCGGAAAGCTCGATCAAGCGATAGTACGCGAAGGTGGTTTCAACGGGATAAGCCGCCGCGTTCGACGTGTGCGCCGCTTTGATCTCGTAATACCGCCCGTTGTGCTTGATGATTTCGCCGACGGTGTTGTAAGCGTGATTGTCGGCGTATTCGTCGTATTCGATCACTTCCGCCGATTGCAGGATCGCCGCGTCGGAAATGACGTTCGTTCCGGCGGCGCGATCCTGCACGATCTGCGCTTTGAAGGATAGGGCAAGCAAAGCGGCGGTTTGCTCTCCCGCCGCTTTGACTTCCCGAACCTCTTTTTCAATTTCGGTGGAAGCTCCGCCGTTGCTCTTCTTGTGAATTACGCTCATTCAAAATTCCCCCCGATCCCCGATACCCAGCAAGCGGTCAGCGCGTCGCCGCGCTGGACGGTTACGCGGATATTCATTCCGTACTGTGCCGCCGTGTTGATCTTATTTGTGAAAACGTGTGCAACGCCTTGAACAACCGCGTTCGTGCAATCCTCCCAAACGGTTGAAGCGTCAAACGGATTGTTCGTCGCTTCAACCTTGAACGTGCCGCCCGCCGGAATATCTCGCGTTACCTTGATATTCGCGCGTGTCGGCTGGCTGTTGGCTTCCAGCGGCGCGGAAAGCGTGATAACGAAGCCCGCAATCGACTTCGTGAACGTCAGCGTCCGGACGGCGCTATTCCCCGCGCTGTCGGTCGCCGTAATCGTGATCGTGTGCTTTGCGTTCGTAAGCGCCGTGAAGGTGTTTCCGGAAACGGAAAGCGTCTGCGTCGCGCCCAGCGTGATCGCGTTCTTCGTCGCGATTGTCTTTCCGTCGATCTTTTCTACAACGTTTACAACGTCCTTATCCGGATCAGTAACGCTATATTCATAGGTGAAATCCTCGCGCTTCACGCCAAGATCGGCGTTCTGTCCGCTGATAACGGGCGGCTGATTGTGAATTACCGCGATCGCTCCGCTTGTCGTGTACGCGGAAGAATTGCCCGCCGTGTCAACCGCCTTCACGCGGTATTGCAGGGTGTTCCACGCCGTCGATACCATTTCCGAAAATGTGCGCGCGGCAGAACTCTGAACCTGTGTCCACGATCCGCTGTTTGCGCTCCGCTCGAAAACATAGGTCAGCGCGTCGCCGTCCGGATCGGTCGCCGCCGCGCAAGAAATTTCGATATTCTGCCCGCTGTAACATTGTTTCGGTGCTGTAATGCTGGGCGGCGCAGAAGGTGCGGTATTGTAGATAATTTCATAATTCCCGCTTGAATTCGGATTGTCAGATACCAAGATTGAAGATTTCAGATTGCAAAGCGGGCGAACGCCCCTGCCCCCATACCACGCGTTGCCGTTGTTCAGCGTGCCGTCGGAATTGACGCCGCGGACGCTGTGGGCGTTCGACGAATAAGGCGTGCGAAGCCACCAATACCAGCCGCTTGACGTGTTCAGACTTCCGCTTGTGTATTCCGAATTTTTTACGCATTCCGCCGTAGGGTAGGCGACGCGGGAAGCGTCGTTGCTGAATAGGGCAAGGCGTGAACCCTCTGCAATTCCGTTTTCGTTTGCAAGCCCCACTTCGGTGGTGGACGCAAGAAACATTTTCGCCGCGAAGGTTTCATAACTGCCGCCGTCCGTTGAAGATTTTACAACGGTAAGCGTTGTGTTCAAAAGCTCCGCAACAAACTTCGGATCAAGCATAGCAAGGAAGCCCGCCCAAGCGTCGTACTCGTTTTTATTATCCCATACGTTCGCATTCGTCGGCGGCGCGTCCTGCCCGTGCTTTGCGCTGTACCATTTTCCCGCCGTTGCGTTGCTGTTCAGCCATTGCAAAATATTAGAATGAATGTGCCTGTTGTTGCCGTAATTCTTCCGGTCGCTGTTGCTGTTACTCGGTTCCTTTGCATCTGAACACATAAGCTGGATAATCTTTTCGGCGATCAGCGTAACGGAATTCGCCGGATACCCGCTATGGTTCTTATCTGCAATTTTGAATACTATCTTCGCACCGAAGCGCGATTGATACGCCGAAAGAACCGGAACTTCGATTTTTGTTCCCACGGCAAGGGAACTTAATGCTTTTGACATTTTTCCGCCTCCTTTGAATTGAAAAGCCTGTTGTAATAGTGATCCGTTCGCCGGATCAAGTGATAACAATTTCCCTTTGCGGCGTGTCCCCGCCAGCTTTGATAGGATTGTTCGACGGTCGCCGTCGTGATCTTTCCCCGCTCCACAAGTCCGCGCATTTTCTTCAATTTGCGCTTCATATTGTTTTTGCTTCGGCGGCGTACCTTCCGTATAACTGCGCCTGTTTCGGTCAAATAAGTGTGAAATCCCAAGAAATCCACCCCGTTCCGAAGCGGGTAAATGTTTGTTTTATTGTTCAAGGACAAGCCGATCGCGGCAACGTGTTTTTCGATCTCCGCGCGGCAATACTGCAAATAGGCTTTATCTTCGTGTATCAAGAAGAAATCGTCCATATATCTTCCGTAGTATTTAATGCCCAGCTTTTCCTTGATGAAGTGATCTAAATTATTGAGGTAGAGAAGGGCGAAAAGCTGTGAAGATTGATTTCCGATCGGTATTCCGACGTTTCCTTCTGTGCTGTCGATTATCATTTCAACAAGCCACAAAACGTCCGGATCGGTTATTTTCCTGCGGATTAAGGTTTTTAACACGTCGTGCCTAATGGAATAGAAGTATTTTGATATATCACCCTTCAATATCCACCCGTCAATTCCGTTTTTCCGGTAAAACCTCCGCAAGAATTCTTGAAGCCTGTCTAACCCGTAATGCGTCCCTTTACCTACTTGCGAAGCGTAGTTGTCCGTGATGAATGATCTTGTAAGGATCGGTTCAAGCACGTTATCGCAAAGCGAATGTTGAACAACCTTGTCTTTATAGGCATTCGACATAACTACGCGGCGCTTTGGCTCGTACACCTCGAACATATTGTACGGCGAAAGCGTGTATTTCTTCGTTTGTAGCTGGTAGCGTAACAGGTTCAGTGCTTCAAGAAGGTTTACTTCAAACTTTGCCGCCGCTCCTTTCCACCTCTTGCCTTGCCGCGCCTTTCGGTAGGCTCTGTATAGGTTCTCGAAGTTATATATCTTCTCGTAATCTGTCATAAAAAATATCCTCGCTGTTTGTAGCCTTTGCCTTCCGTCGCGCGGAATGCTCCGGCATCGGCGATCCTGTATTTGCCCCCGCTGTGGATCGCGGCGGCGGGATACACCTTCCTTTGATGATGGTATTCTGCTTTCGGCTTGCGCCTACTCGATCTCATTTTCCACCGAAGCGGGCGAACGCCCCTGTTCCCATTCCACGCGTTGTTGTTGTTCAGCGTGCCGTCGGAATTGACGTTGCGGACGTTGTTGGCGTTCGACGAATTAGGCGTATCAAGATGTACCCCGAACGTTTTTCAAGCTCTCGTTTTGTCCCGCTTCTTCCACGCGGTCGTCATGTACTTCACTTCAAGCGCAAGTTTTGACCAATATTCGCAACTGCTCATAGAAATAAAGCCCATTTCCTGCGAAAGCTCTATGAAAAATAGAAGCTCCTTGCAATAGGTCAGCGCCTTTGCTTGTAGCTTCTGCCGTTGTCTGTATTCCTGCGCGTCCCGAAGGTCTAATTCGTTCGCTTCAAGGACGCATTCGTAAATGTCCACCGCTTTATCCTGTATCCTGTTTACAAGCGTGAAGCGGTATTTCTTCGGGTAGCGCTCCGTCGAATTCGTGATCGTGAAGGTGTGCTTTACAAGGTCTTTCGCTTTCACAATCACGTTGAATTCCGTTGGTTCTTTCCGCTCCCGCTCCGGTCTTTGCATATATGCACCGTCCTTTCCGCATTCGCTCGATCATAGCGGTATCGTCGGCGCACCCGTCGAAATCGAAGCCCGCTTCGGTAACGGTCAGCGTTGCCGCGTTCCCTGTAACCGTTGTTCCTGTGATCTGTAATACCTCCGCGCCGCAAGCCGCGCATGGCGGGGAAAGCTCCGCGAAGATGTTTCCGATCACGCACGACAATTCCGCCGCCGTGCAAGCGTACCGCGTCAGCATTCGATCCTCTGCAAACTCTCGTTCCAAATGCCCGTAGACGTTACGCCGTCGAGATCATCGAAGAGGATCAAGAACGGATTTGTCGTAATGTCATTGAAAAGCACCGCTTCCAGCATATCCACGCGCGCGTCAAGCGCGTTCGTGATATTCAGAAGATTTGTTGCCGCGTTATCGTCAAGGACGTTTTGCAAGCCGTTAAACCATGCGTTGAAGTCCGCCGCCGCCTGTGTTTCAAAATCCGCCATGTGTTGCTCGAACGCTTCGTACTGCGTGTTACCCTGCAATTTCAGCGAATTCATATACGAAACAAGCGTGTTGTACTCCGCCGCCGAAAGGGATTGATATTCAGCGAACCACGCTTGAAGCTGTGCGTTAAAAGCCGCCGTGTCGATCTGCTGAACGACGGCGGCAACAACGCCGCAAAGCGACGTGTTCAAGCGTTGATCCGTGATCTTGCTTTGCGTGATTGCTGTTACGCCCGCGCCCACGTAGATGTCCGCCAGCGCAAGCTCGTAAACGTCCGCGTCCCTCTGCAATGCGGGCGCGGTAGGGGACGCGCTGAACGAAGAAGATTTGACCTTCACCGACATAACGCGGTTTGTCAAATCCCAGCGCACGACAACGCGATCAATGCGGTTCAACTGTCCGTCCGCCGTGTCAAGCTCGACGGCAAGATCGCCCGTGTTGAAGTAGAAGTAACCGTTGATCCACGCTTTGCCCGTTTTAACGTTCAGCTTCATTCCGTCGTTTGCAACGACTTGAAGCCCCGTCGAAGGGACGGGGAAAACGCCGTTCCCGATGAACGAAGCGAAGTATTCCGCCCAATCCTCCGCTTTGTACGTGCGATCGTGCGAAACGCTGTTGAAGAAACTTGATTTTTCCATGCTGTGAAGCCCTCCTTTATTTCGTAATCTGCCGAATTTGTGTCAGAAGCGCGGGCAAGCTCTCGCCGAAGGTAATATCTATTTCTTCGCCGCTGGTTTCGTAGGTTTCCGCGATCTCCGTTATGCGAACGTCAATGCGGACGTTCCAGCGCTTATTGATACACGTTACCCGATCGCCCAAATCGTAGTCCGTGCCGTACTTCAAATTCGCGTTCGTGTTGATCTTCGATCCGAAAGCAAGCGTTTCCGCGTATTGTTCCAGCTCTTCAACGCCGCGTGCGGAAAGAAGCGCTAAATATTGCGCGTTGGTAAGCGTTACGGTCTGCCCGCTCTCGTTTTCGTATTCCTGCACGATGTCCGTTGCATTGATGAAAACTTCGTCGCGGGAAAGCCCCGTCGAACTGCCGCCGACTTCGGCAACCTTCCGCGTTACGCCTTCTTTTTCCTCTCCGCCGACGTAAGCCGTTGTTTTAAGGTTTTCAACGCTGTTCGTGTATTCCTGTTCAACGATGTTGTCGAACTCCTGCGAAAATATACAAGGCGCGTTCCCTGCGGTATTGCCCGCCGTAAGATCGCGCCCTTCGTAAACGGAAAAGGTATGCTTGCCCGTGCGGGCATTTGTCAGAACCCGAATACCCAGCTTCGCCGCCTTCGCCGCCGTTTCCGCCGCAAGCTGGGCGTTCGCGTACTGCTCCGAAGTATAGTCGATCTGCCCGCTTCCGGTGTCTGCGTCGGTCGTGGATATGCTGAAATTCGGGATATTGCGCGCCGCTCCTGCGTTCGTGCAAGTCTGCTTCACAATGGCGTATAGAATGTTCTGTGTCGTGTCCTTCGTGATGATCTGCGTTGTCAAAATGCGCTTGCCGATCCACGAAAGAAGGAACTTGCCTTGAACCTCTATTTCCTCCATGCCCTGTGAATTCTTCGTGATGTGAATATAGCGGATTTCCGCCGCTTCGTTGCCGCCGCGCTTGATGATGATATTTTCCTTCACCAGCAAGCGGGCGTGTTCCTCCGTGAAGGGAACAAGCAACTTGAATTCGCCGCAACTCCAATAACGCCGCGTCCATATCAAGGACGAAATCTTTTCGACGATCCCTTGAAGTGTCATATCGCGGCTATAAACGTATAATTCCACCGCGCTACACCCCCAAATACAAGTTATTGTGATAGATTGAAACTTCGAGATTTTCCGCGTTTGCGTCCGCCGAATAGCGGAAGAGATTGTCGCCCACGGCGATCTGCAAATACGAACTATCAACGTCGAGATAGCGGAACGCGTCTGTAATCGTGCCGCCACGGTTCAGCTTCACGGCTTTTTCACCGTAGCCCGTGGAAACGGTTAAAACGTCGCCCGCTACAAGCGAAATATTCAGCTTGATAAACTCCCGTGTATCGACGTTCAGCAATACGGGATTTGTAACCGCGCCGATCGCGCGGAACTCGATCCGGATACCGCTTTTCACGTCGCCGGAATTGTAGACGTTCACAATCAGCGACGGCTGGCGATAGCCGATTTCCCAGCCGTCGTAAAGCTCCAGCCCGTCCGGAACGGGGAATTCAAAGCCGCCGATCCACGTTGCTATGTCCTCGCGTGTTTCCGTTTCCTCTCTCCAAAACGGATTAAGGCAAGACAAGCTAACCGTGAATTGCTCGAAGATCGGCTTTCGCTTGAAGATCGGCGCGTCGTCGATCTTGCACCCGATCACCCGCCGGAAGTCGCCGAAAACATACGTCAACGTTGCTTCGTACTGCGGATTTAATATGCGGTTCAGCTTCCGGCGTAGGTTCTGCGCCGCTTGCTTGTCCCGCTCCTTGATGTATCCCACGATGTCAATATCGCGGCTTTCGATCCGATAGCCCAAGTATGTGTCGCCGTCCTGCCCCATGCTGTTGGTGCTGTAAATAGCGTTCCGCACGTCGGAAAGTCCGGTAACGTCCTTGAAGTTTACGTGATACGAAGAAGCGGGGGAAAACTCTATGCTTTCCCCGCGCTCGTTCGTGTAGATCAATTTTTCTTGTGTCCTCATGCCATAACCTCCCGCGCAATCTGCCGGAACTGCCGCGCCGCCTGTCTTTGCTGTTCGGCGTAGCTCGTTTCGTTCGCATAGATATTTTGAACCACTTGCACGCCGCGGGCGGCGTTGTCGTTCCTGCTGATCCTTCCGGACGGTCTTTGCGGCTCCGGAACGGTTGAAGCCGTCGCCCTGCGGATTGTCTTTTCAACATTCTGCATTTCACGGGCGAAGCCTTCGCCTAAACCTTCGGCCATGTATGCGCCGATCCCCGCAAATACCTTCGACGGGGAAG